CCTTAACTTTTTTTTCTGTCTTGCTTTCAATAGATTTTTTTGTATGACTTTTTTCTTTGGGAGGAGGTGTTGGCAGAACTACGGGGGGAGGTGTTGAAGCAACCTCGTCATCTTCTGTGGGTGCTGGTGGGGGTGGGGGTGGGGGTGTGATTTTTTGTTTTGGCTTACTCTTTTTTTCCTTTAACTTAGCTGCGATACTATCTTCAGGGTTTTTTACCATATCAAGAACCTCTTAATTCAGATCGTTGTCCACGAAGTGCTGCACGTTTCTTTACGCTCTTATGTTTCTTTGCGCCTTTTTTAACACCCTTCTTAATAGAGCCGCCCTTTTTATAACCCAGCCCCTCGCCGCCGCCCATGCTACCAAAACCCTGCGAAGTTGTACCACCGCCGCCGCCACCTTGACCTTGAAAAAGTTGAAATATCTTCAGGGCATCTCCGATACCGGCACCTGAACTAGTAGTTTCTGGTTTACGGTACGCACTTGGGCTGGGAAGTCTATCTCCGGGGACCGTCTTTTGTAGCATCTTCATTGCCCTTGCAACACGAGCGGCATTTTCCTCCTGCTTAGCTTTTATGGCAGCCGAATCTATTGTACTCTTTCCGCTTTTTTTACCCTTTGGCATATCAGCCTCCTCTAAGTTCTGCCCTGTGTCCTCTAAGAGCAGCACGTTTGCGAACAGTATTCTTCTTCACTGCTTTTTTCTTAGCAACAGGTTTTTTCGTAACAGCTTTCTTAGCAACAGCTTTCTTACCAGCAGCTTTCTTAAGACGACCGCCCTTTTTCTGCCCCATATCATAAAGTTCCGAATCTCCAAACATTCCCTCTTCACTGGTGTCCAGATCTATCTCACCAAAGGGAGTATCGTATGTTCTTTTGGCCGGGGAATAATCATCAGGACCAGAAGTTTTCTTATACTTACTGCTATCAAAAAGATCGCTTAGACTAAAACCCTTTTTCTTAGTTTTTACACCTTCAAACTCGTTTGCCTGTGCTAACTTAGGATCATCATTTAATATGTGTTTAGCAGCGGTTTTTCTTGGAGCACCAAATTCTGCTTCAGTAGGATTTCTTCCGGGTCCAATTGGTTTAGATCTCTTTGGAGCACCAAACTCTGCTTCAGAAGGATTTCTTCCGGGTCCAATTGGTTTAGATCTCTTTGGAGCACCAAATTCTGCTTCAGAAGGATTTCTTCCGGGTCCAATTGGTTTAGATCTCTTTGGAGCACCAAATTCTGCTTCAGAAGGATTTCTTCCGGGTCCAATTGGTTTAGATCTCTTTGGAGCACCAAATTCTGCTTCAGAAGGATTTCTTCCGGGAGAAGGCACACGCCTATCTAATCTGCGCTTTCTTGCAGCAGCAGATATTTGCTGCGGAGTAGCAGCTTTTGGACGTGTAATTGGCTCAACTGTCTTCGTTGACTTCGGAAGTTCTTTATTAAGAGTAGCCCGTTGTTCTTTAGTATAAGAAGCGTAAGGACCACGATCAACACCAGCAGAAGCAGACTGCTTTCCTATCTGAATCTGAACAGCTTTCAACCTTTCTCTGTCAGCAGAAGTGGCAGTACCGCTGCTTACCTTACGCTGAAGAAGTTTTCTTTGGTTAATAAGTTCTTCTCTAGAAGCCATAATCTAGTCCTCCACTTTAAAAGCTTTACCCTGCTGGTAATCTTCAGTGACCACCACATCCTTGGGCGGTCCCTTCACAGACGGACCCTTACGTGCAGCGCCAAAGCCCTGTCCTGTGGGCCGTCCAACAATCTTATCCAATTTTGCCGGATATTCCAGCAGCGTATATGGGCCTCTCATGCTCTTCTCCTTTTCATTTTCTTCAGGGTCTGTGCAAATCTTGCACGCTGCCCCAGTTTACCCGGTGCTTTTGCAGCTTTCTTCAGTACATTAGCCGGGATCTTCTTACCCTTCTCGATTCCAAGTGAAGCACGTAATGCACCGGGTTTCTTGATAGCTTTCTTAATATTAAGTTTTTTCTTTTTCTTTTTATTTCCCGGCTTCATTATCTGTTGCCCCATGCTGGAACTATTAATCATAATAACAGGCTACAAAAGAGTCACCGTCATTACCGGAAACAACCTTGCCACCATGCTTTTTCTTTACCACAGTCTTCTTGGTCTGCTTCTTGGCCTGAGAAGCTGCATCATAACCTTTGGGAGAACGAGTACGATCTTCACCCATTGCTTTACTGACACCACCACCATCTTTTTTATATTTTATTTTTGTGCGGCCACCCGGCCCACCTCTTGATTTCATATCTTTAATAGAAGCTTTAAGAGCATCCATTTTTGATTTATTATTAGCAAGATATTCAATTTTATTTATTCTATCTTTCATGTCATCAGCTTTGGCTCTCATATCAGCAAGCTTTTTTTCTTTACTAGCTAATGCTTTATCAAAATCATTGGCGTTTTTAGCTGCTACTCTGGAAGGACGCATACCTGCATTTGCTTGTTCAGCAGTTTTACCTACTGATCCGCCAGCAGGTTGTGTTAAGTCTGATGCTGCTTTTCCTTCTGCTTTTCTTTTTGCTTTAGCAGCAGAAGTATTTTGTTTCGCTGCCGCTGCTTTTCTTGCTTTAGGTGAAGCAACTTCCTGCATAACAGGTACATTACTTTCTTTTGACATACGAACTTTTTTACCTGATTCGTCTAAACGAGTGGCACTATGAGAATTTGATAGTGCGTCTATAAGTCCTCTAATTGCTTTAGCTCTTGCCATGAGTATTCTCCTATGATCCTGCTTGGGTAATAGTGTCAGGACCACCGGCAGGGGAAGCCGCAACTTCCATATCATCCTGTCTGGTGCGTCTGGCCTGATTACGCAATGTTTGAATTGAATTTTGGTATTCCGCTTGCCATATGGGAAGTGTCTGAAAATCCTTCATATACATTGTGGCTTCTATAAGAGAACCATAAAATAAGGCATCGTAACAGTATTCACTGAAGTAGTTACTTGTGGTAACACTTGTGCCTGATGAGACTGCCAATGCAAGGGGTTGTGATGCGGACTGTATTTCAACAGTCATTACTGAAACTGGGGTAGGTACTATTTTAATACTGGAGTTGGTGCGTCGTGCATAATATCTGGGATTACCAGTTGATGCACTGACAGGCCAGTAGTCATTCACATACTCAACAGTACGCTGAAGAAGATTAGTCACAGTAGTTCCTGTGCTAACTTTATAATTTACATTGCGAACAATACGTACACGATCATTCAAGGAAACAGTTGCTGCATTCCCTGATGAAACTGAGACAGTGGCAAACTCATCCAGACCAACATCATCCAGATCTTTGGTAATTCGGAGTTCTGCTTTATTAATAAAATATGGAATTTGAGTCGCAAACTCCGTGGAGTCGTTCTCAGTTGTGTTGATAATATCCGTTTTTAAGTATGTATAGGTAGCCATGACTAGCCAACATATAGTGTAATAGTAGGTGCCATCGCCGCAGCGCCAGAGGTTGCAAGACTTACAATCCCATGTACACCCACGCCCATATCTCCAATATAAGTATCCTGTGAATCAGTTGCGCCAACACGCCATCTGATGGCGGTTCCAACAGCCGTTTTATTCGTGATCTGCTTCGTGCCTTTGATAATAATATCTCCAACAATGGTGGAATATACATGCATAGCAATAACACGAGTAGTGGAGGGGGTGGGGCTGCTGCCTGTACCCTCATCGCCCAGCGTAAGATTAGTATCTATATAACGAAATCCGGTTATAATTGCACCATCACTGCTTACATTCTGGGCTACTTTAATATTTGTAGACATTCTTTTCCCCTTAATGGTAGTAAAGAGAGAGTGGCATTATACCACCCTCCCTTACTATAGTGTTAACCAGCACTACCGTACCAGCCACGCCAATCCGAAACACCAAAGCTATAACGCTCCCGTGCCTTGAACCGAAGATTGCCGGTATCGAAGTCCGGTTCCATCTTAGTCTGAAGCGGAGTACGAACAAACATTTTCGTGCCGTTCGGAACATCCGTTTTAACAAACCATGCATCCGTATCAGTAAAGCGACGATTAATGAAGTAACCTTCAGGAATCATGCCCATATGACGGGTAGCATTGATGGCATTCGTATTGAAGCCACCACTAGTAGCACCTGACGCAGCACTAGCTTGAGTGTTACCGGGACTAGAAAGAACACGATCTGCAACCGCCCAGTAATCAACCGGGATATGTAGTGAAATAGCACTTGCACCAATAAGAATACCTCGGTCATCCTTGGTTTTCTGAATAGAAGTAAGTGCAGTCTCAAGAGTTGCCTCTGACAGATCAGCCGCACCAAGAAGGTTAGACTGATTACCATCAGAAATCGTCGGGTGAGAAGCAGAGAAGAAAGCAGCACCATCACCAATGGTGTCAGCAAAACCATTGTTATAGATGTTAGCAGCTTTTACCTGCTTGGTATTCGCCATCGCACGGGCAAGGCCCTTTGCACGAAGTTTGGCGAACGTGTCGTAAAGATTGTCTTCCATCGCTTCTTCGGTGACAGCAAAGGCAAGAGCAACAGTTTCGGCAGTATACCGAGCCGTGTAGCTTTCCGATGCGTCATCATAAGTAACCGCTGCACCTTCACCTTTGGTGGGGGCAGTGCCGAAACCAGTGAAGAGGACTTCTTCTTCAAAGGCACGATCCGAGTTTTCAATCTCATAAAGAGGTTCATGTTCGTTATTAACCTCCCCATACTCCATTCCGAAAACGGCGTTAAGGCCCGGAAGGAGTTCTTTGCTAATACTAGCTCTATTAATAGCCATAATAAATCCTCCCTATTAAGCCGTTGACGCCGTGGCACCGACAAAGCGGTCACGATGATGGTTAATCCATACTTCCACAATTGGATAAGCATCCGTATCTTT